CTTGAATACAGCGTCAACAAAAGGACCCATATTAAGATAAATGGAATCGGTATCAATAGCAATGACATAATCTACTCCATCAGATTTCAAAACTTTGTTCAGGTAACTATTCATCTTCTCTTCGATCCACTGAATCGATACCTGTCCCGATAAAGTGATCGCCTCTGCATTTGCAAGTTTGTAGTATCGGAAATACTCATTACCAATCGCACCATAAGCAGAGTTCAGTGCAATCTTTTTAGCCATCTGAATATTGTCACAACGTGAAATCTCCTTTTCCAATGCTTTGGTAGGAGTCTTCTCATAGGCTTTCTTCGCCTCGATCATCTTCTTCTTGAAGATAACACGTTCACTATACATCTTCTCCATAAGTTCTGGTAGGAACCCACGGACATCCTTGCGATACATTGCACCATTAGCACAGACAGCATTGTCTTTATACATCTCAAAGGTAAGTTCTTTCTTCAGAACTTTATCAACAGTCACGCTCGGATGACGTTGTTCAATCAAAGTCTCTGGTGAGATGTTGTACTGCATGATCAAGTGAGGATACAGTGAGTTAAGGTCAAAGTTGACAACCCACTCGTATGCACCTGGGATAGGTTCTTTTACGAACGCACCCGCATACTTCTCACTCTTACTATTGCGTTCCTTCTGGGGAATCACAATATTCTTCTTGAGGAGATAGTTGTAGATAATAGCATCCCAAGTTCGTACCTGATATGCAATGTCATTGAAGTTCACCTTAGCGTCAAACGCACGGGTGAAACACAAGTCAATTAGACGCAGTTTATCCTCAAGACGGTCAACCAGTTCCACGTCAACAATGTTGTATTCGACAAACTTCTGCCAATCATTTGTGTAGAACTCTCGGAAAGTATCGTATTCAGAGTGATCTAGTTTGTTCTGACCCAACTCCATGAAAGCGATATGATCCAATCGATAACTCTCTTGGTTCGGAGTTGCAGGAGACTTCTTATAGAGGTCCAGGTAGTCTAGGATAGACACACCCGCAATCTCTGTACTAAGTTGTTTCCGACCCATGATCGTGACCTCTTTGACACGCACCACATTCCACGGAGAGAGACGTTTGGCGTACTTCTCACCCATCAGACGGGTGATCCTACCAACCAGGTAGGGCATGTCATACAGTTCATTATTCCAACCTGTGACGACCTCTGGAGTATTACTCTGCCACCAGTCCATGAACTTGGTGATGAGTTCATACTCACCATCACAGTAAACATATCTGACATTCTTCTGTTCCACCTTTGCTGGTCGAGATCCAAAGGTAGTGATCTGTTTGGTATTATAATCTTGAACAGTAATCAGCAGAAGTTCTTCAGCGCAGTTGAATACATCGGGGAATCCACTCTCCGCTGCAACCTCAATATCGATTGTAATAACTTTGATCTTTGAGATATCGAATTTGATTTCATCCTCAGGATAGTTCTGAGCGATGTATTGATACACGAATCGGTCATTTCCATAGACACTAAACCCATTCACACCATTATACTTTTCCAAGAATTCACGACACTCTCGGATAGTACCAGGGCGAATGGGTTCTACATCTTGACCATCAAGGGTTTTATATTTACTTTCTCGTTTCGACGGAACAAAGAACCTAGGTTGAAAGGGTTCACGTTTCGTGAAGTGTTTGCCGTTTTCATATCCACGGACGAGGATATCATTACCAAGGAGAACAACGCTCGTGTAGAACTTCATTTAGTGAGGGTCAAATAATCATTAAGTAGGTCTTCTTTGGGATCAACCAAAGTCAAGATCTTATCCGATGAAATCATAATATCATCGGTCTGGTCAGTCAAGTTTCCCAACCAAGGTTTCAATCCTTCCACAGTAAGTGGTCGAATCAAACGACAATCAGGTTCACCCAATTCAGAAACAACCTGACCAATTTTTGAAATGATAATTGTTCCATCAACTAAAACAATTACCTGAATTAACTCATCCATTTAGAACCTCAAAATTGTCTACGAGTGTTTCGCCTTCTTCAAGTTCATCTTCATTCATCCGATCTTCATAAGAAGATTTCAGACTATCATCTGGTTCCATATAAGAAACAACCCAAGTAGGATTAACATTGATATCCGTTTCTTTTGTTAGAGGTTGCCACTTATAAAAACGAACAGCATATTCTTTTTCAACTTCACCAGCTTCTGCATCAAAATCAACAGATGGAGTTACCAGTTCTACACAGAAAGGATTTTTGAAAACAACAGAAACAACTCTGTCATCCTGATCAACTTTCTGATACACATCAGTTATTACAGTTTCTCCCGATTGCAGGAGAGCTAACTTTACAGCCATGATTAAAATTTACCTCCTCGTATGATACCATGAAAAAAGAGGGGCGTCAACTGGATTTTGCCAGTTACCCCTCCGTCTGCGACGACGATATTCAGTTTTATTTAGACAGTTGGTGGTGTGAACGTTCTGACCAAGTGAGGTCTTATCAACGGTGCCGTATCTCTCGCAACTAATGCATCGATACTACTTTGGAAGGTATCGGTCATAAGTTTTGGATAAATTCCAATCGCAATAATTGGAACTAGAAGAGCACTGATCACATACACTTCACGGGGTTCTGCATCAACAAGGTTTGCATGATCAACCAGTTCTTTATTCTCTTGACCAAAGAAGATCTCCCGCAACATAGACAGAAGATAGATCGGAGTCAAGATTACACCAATACCAGCAAGAATACAAACAGTAACTCTAAATGGTACGGAGTACATGGTATCTGTTGCAAATCCTGTGAAGACCATCAGTTCACTTGCGAATCCACTCATACCAGGGAGTGCTAATGAAGCCATGGAACATGCAACCCAAAGACCAAACATGACCTTCATTCGTTTACCCACACCACCCATCTCATCGAGTTGTAGGGTATGAGTCCTAT